CCGACGATGGAGGAGACATGCCAAGAGGAGGAAAACGCGTCAGATCCGGTCCAATGCCGGATCCGTCGAGCGGTGCGAGCGAACGCAGGGGATACACCCTGCGCAGTCTGCCGAACACGGAATACAAGGGCCGGCCGCCGAAGTTTCCGCTGCCGCCGTATGTGATCCGTGATTTCGACAAGGAGTCGCAGGAATGGGTCGAGGACACCGCCGGTTCGGAATCCTGGAATGACCGGGAGGCCGAACTGTGGAAACAGTTGTGGCGTCTGCCGCAGGCACGCGCATGGAAACAGCCGCAGCTTCGGTATCTGCATTATCAGATCGCATCATATGTCCGCGAATGCGTCATCTGCGAGAGCTCATTGGCCAAGGCCGCGGACGTGGCGATCAAGATCCGGCTCGAGGACCGCATCGGCCTGTCGGAGGCCGGATTGCAGGCGCTCGGCTGGAAGATCTCCGAGGACAACGTCGACATGGCCGCACACGAGGTGCCCGCCACGGACGCGGAGGCCGCGGAGAGCGGCATGGACACCAAGATCGTCCAGTTCCCACGCCGGTTGAGGGCGTGACATGGCCGACGATTGGATCATCGACTTCCCGACCCTCGCCGACCTGCAGGACGCCTGGGTGCGGCGGCATGTGCGCCAGCCCGACGGCATCCTTCGCGGCAAGCCCTTCTGCTGGTCGGACTGGCAGTTCTGGTATGCGGCGCACAGGTGGCGTGTGCGCGAGGACGCGGAGTTCGTCCCGCCCGAGGAGGTCACGGTCGATAATCCGCTGGTCCTCAACCAGGCTTTCCAATATCGTCTGACGGGCTGCATCGGCCCGCAGAAGACCGGCAAGGGGCCAACCGAGGCGTCATGCGCCATACTCGAGGCATGCGGCCCAGTCGTGTTCGCCGGATGGGCGAAGCCCGGCGACGTGTACCGCTGCTCCGACAACGGCTGCCCCTGCGGATGGGTCTACCACTACAATCCGGGCGAGCCGAAGGGCATGCGTCACCCGTCGCCGCTCATCCAGCTGACCGCGAATTCCGAGGACCAGGTGCGCAACGCCTACCGTCCACTGGTCGCGATGATCCGGCTCGGCCCCTTGAAGCAGCTGCTCAAGGTGCGCGAGGGCTTCATCCGAATCCTGCGCCCCGGAATCAATCTGGATGATGACGATCTCGACCTCGACCGCATCGACGTGGTGACCGCCTCGGCCACCAGCCGTCTGGGCAACCCGATCTCGGACGCCGAACAGGACGAGGCCGGTTTATACACGAAATCCAATGGGATGCTCGACGTGGCGGATACGCAGCGTCGTGGCGCCGCAGGCATGGGTGGCAGAACGCACTTCTGGACCAACGCCTACGACCCCGGCGAAAATTCCTATGCACAGCAGCAATTCGAGACATCGGCATCGGACGTGTGGATCTTCTACCGCAACCCGGACCTTAACCCGGACCTGCGGCACAAGGACGGCACGCCATACAGCTTCAACAACCGGCGCGAACGCCGCAAGATCCTCGAATGGGTCTACGCCGGAAGCCCGTGGGTGCCTTTGGACTCCGTCGAAGCGGAGGCCGAGGCGCTCATGGAGAAGGACCCCGCTCAGGCCGAACGCTTCTTCGGCAACCGAATGGTGCAGGGCGGCGGCGCATGGCTCGAGGATGGACTTTGGGAGTCTTGCTATGCAGGAACATGAGCTTTGGCTTGAGAACCCGCCGAAAGGCACCGAGGTGTGTCTCGGCTTCGACGGCTCCGAGAACGACGACTGGACATGCATCAAGGCCGAGACCCGTGAAGGTTTCATCTTCACGCCACGATACGGCGAGGATCGCCGTCCGACGATCTGGAATCCGAAGACGTGGGGCGGCCGCATCCCGCGCAGCGAGGTCAACGCCGCCATGGACGAGCTCAACGACCGATACAAGGTGATCCGCGCCTATTGCGATCCCGGTTTCCGCGACGAGGTGTCGTGGGAATCTCAGATCGAGGCATGGGACTCCCAATACGGGCCGAAGAAATTCATCCCCTGGTCGATGAGCGGTTCGAGCCGTATCACCGCCGTCTGGGAGGCATTGAAACGCTTCGAATCCGACCTCGAGCACCATGCCATCACTCAGGACGGATGCCCGATCACCATCACGCACATGCGCAACGCAAGACGCTTCGCCAAATCCGGCGAACGCTACGGGCTGGGCAAGCCGAAGCAGACGCGGAAGATTGATGCGGCGGTGACGTGCGTGCTGGCGCACGAGGCGGCATGCGACGCGCGTGCCGCCGGCTGGGGCAGGAAACGCAAGGCGTACCTGCTGACTGGTTCTACTACTAGGGGGTTCTAAATGATTCGTACCGCCGATGACGTGAATCGCATGGCGAATCTTCTCGCCTTGAAGATCGAGAACCGTCGGCCGGACATCAGGAAGCATACGGATTATGTGCGCGGCAAGCGCGGCACACTGAAATTCGCGTCCGACGAATTCAAACGCTACATGGCGGACCGGTTCTCAGGTTTCGCCGACAACTGGTGCCTGCCGGTGGCGCAGGCGCCGGTCGAGCGCATCCATTTCAGAGGCTTTATCCCATACGACGACAGTGATCTCGACTCGCATGTCATGCGCGTGTGGGAGCGGAATGACTGCGATCGCAAACTGCAGGAGACGGCTCTGATGATGACCACGACCGGACGTGCGTTTGGCCTGGTGACCTCGATGCCTGACGGCAGGGCGCGCATCAGCTTCGAACACCCCGACTCCGCAGCCGTCCATTACGACCCGCTCACTGGAGAGGTCGACGCCGGCCTCCTGGTCCGCTACGACGAGGAGCACGAATTCGGCACGCTGCTGCTGCCGGATCTGGTGTTCGACGTGGTGCGCGTGCGTGCAGGCGGGGACAACGAGCGGAACCGTCTGCCGCCCGGCGTTGAGGGCTGGCGGTTCGTTCCGGATTCGGCGCGCGCGAACCCGCTCGGACGAGTGCCATTGGTCGAATTCCGCAATCAGATGCTCCTGGACGACCTGCCGATCAGTGATGTGGAGCAGGTCGAATCGATGCAGGACGCCGTCAACGTCTGCTGGGCCTACACGCTCAACGCCCTGGACTTCGCGTCCATGCCGGCGAGGGTGATACTCGGCGGCGACTCCCTGTCCGAGCCGGTCTTCGACAAGGCGACCGGAGAGCAGGTCGGCGAGCGTCCTGTGAACCTCGACAAGCAGGTCATGGAGCGCATCATGCAGATCACCGGCGACAACGTGTCGATCGGCGAATGGACCGCCAGCAACCTGCAGGCTTTCCTGCCGATCATCCAGAAGGCCGTCGAGCACATCGCGGCCGAGACACGCACGCCCGGCCACTACCTGCTGACGAATGCGGAGGTGCCGGCCACCGGCTACGAGGTCGCCGAAGCCGGCCTCGTGTCGAAGACATTGGAGCGTATCAGCTTCATGCGTCAGCCGGTGCGCGAATTGTGCGTGATGGCCATGATGCTCGAGGACGATGAGGAATCAGCCCGCATCCTCGAGGATGCAAAAGTCGTGTTCGCCACACCGCAATACCGGTCCGAGGCCTTGATGGCCGACGCGATGCTCAAATACAAGCAGCTCGGATACCCGTTGCAGTGGATCGCCGAGCAGATGGGTCAGAGTCCGGAGGACATCAAGCGCATCATGCGCATGGTGGACGACGAGAATCACGATCCGGAGATGGCGGAGATAGCCCGCAGCCTGCAGGTCGGAGGTGCATCTGATGACGGTGACGCTGGAGAGCCTGTCGGACAGTCGGAACACTCTGGCCAGACTGTGCCTGCTGGCCGTGAGGGCGGCGGACAAAACGTGGAAGGGCGTGGATCCGAGGCGGGTGCGTGACAGCTGGAATCGGACAAACGCCGATTTCCTTACGCTCTTCGCCACACTGCAGACCCGCGCCGCGAGCGATGCGATGGACTCGTCCACGTTGATGCTCGCCGAACAGGGCGACTACGTGCGCCCTGACGGTATTGCGAATCCCCTCGCCTTCGGGACGGGTTTCGCACCGAGCGGCATCGACCTCGAATCATATTTCGATATCCCGGTGACGCGCACTTTGTCGGCCATCAAGTCAGGCATGGGTGAATCCGATGCCATGATGGCAGGTCGTGCTACGCTCCGCCAGATGGCCATGCAGGCCATCGAGGACACGTCAATCAGCGCGATGGGCGTCAGCATCACCCAGCGTTCCGGCGTCGGCTACGTGCGTGTCGAATCACCCGATTGTTGCCCACGATGCGCCATCCTCGCCGGAAAATACTTCCGGCACAACAACGACTTCCTTCGTCATCCGAAATGCCACGGTCGCACCATTCCCTGCGAAGGCAAGGAAAAGGCCGAGAAACAAGGCTGGATCACATCGCCGATGGACCGCTTCAACGGCATGAGCGAAGATGAGCAGGACAAGGTCTTCGGACATGCCGACGCGCAGGCTATCAGGGACGGCGCCGACATCTACCAGGTCGTCAACGCGCATCGAGGCATGCGGCCAATCGGACGCGGCAACATCCGCATGACAACGTCCGAAGGCACCAGCCGCTACGGGTGGAGCCGCATGATCCGCAAATACGAATACGGCCAACGCCAGAGGCGCAGGCTCACGCCGGAAGGCATCTACAGCTTCAACCTCCCTCGCGAGCAGACCATCGAACTTCTGAAGCGCGAGGGCTACATCCTGCCCGACAAATGGCGCGAGCAGGTGCCGGAGCTTCGCCGCAGCCAATGGCTGCACGACAACGGATACCGTCAGGGTCGGCATGAGGAGTTGACGGCGGCGCAGAAGCGTCTGCTCAATGCGCGGCTCCGCTACGAGGCCGCATTGGAC